TTAAATATGTTCTTAAACAAAAATCATAATTGTCTATATCAATCTTCTGAGATATAGTTTCAAATACCTCTGGCATTCTAGATTGTAATTGCTTCCATTTAACGACTGGTTGGACATCTGGTATATCCTTGTCCATACCATTCTTATAGAAATCGTTGATTGCAGGTGCTGAAATAAAATCTAAATCAATACTGAGAATCTTCATTTTCTTCTTCTCTTTCCACTTCCTTGAATACTAGAAGTGACTCACCTGGTTGCACACCTTCCATTTCTGGGTGCGGTGCAGGGAGTTTTGTTTTTGGTTTCTCCATGTCTCTGACTAGCATGCCAGTCATTCTCCACATAAATGCGAATGTACCACCTACTACTGTGGCAAACATCAAACCGTATATAAAAACGAACATGTCATTCATATTCTTCCACCTGTGTTAAGTTTCTTTTTAATGTACTCTATTTGATCCTTACTGAGAACTCGCATCGCTTGCAATGCTTTCTCGCTACTGTATCTATAATACTTTTTAACTGCATCTAAGTCTGCTATCTTATCTTTCTTTAACCATGGTGCAAATCTTTTCTTTTTTCTTAAAGAATGCAATAGAAAATCATATTGTAACTTAGGGTCTAGATTAGGATACTTGTTCATCTCATTAGAAAACATCACAGCATCTAATAGTCCAGACAAACATTTATTTACAATGAATGCAGGGTATTTTAGTGTGGGATCTTCCTCAAGTAAATTTTCTTTAGTGAGATTAATAGACTTTAACCAGTCTTTAAGTTCCATCTTCATTATCAAAATAATTGGAACAAGAGCACACCAAGTTACGATCACCATAAACATTATCAATCCTTGATACTGCTGGCCAGAACTTGTTAGTCTGACCTGCAGGATATGCTGCTTGTTCTCTGGTATAATTATACTCCCATTTGTCAGAAATTACAACCCTTGCTGTATGAGGTGCGTTCTTTACTATCTCAGGTTTAGTAAATATTTCTCTTTTGATCATTGCCATAGCATCTACAAACCTGCGTAACTCATCAAATGATTCTGACTCTGTGGGTTCTACCATCATAGTTCCTAATACTGGCCATGATAATGTGGGTGCATGAAATCCATAGTCCATCAATCTCTTTGCCACATCTTCTGCTGTAACTGGTAAGGATCGACAATCAAATATACATTCATGTGCTATCCTACCATTCTTTCCTTTGTACAATACTTTAAACTCTGGATCTATTTGTTGTGCTAACCAGTTAGCAGTCAGTAATGATATTTCTGATGCCTTTCTTAGTCCTGATCCACCCATCATTCTTATGTACATCCAACTAATCAAAAGTATACTAGCACTACCTTGAGTTGCTGCTGATACTCTATGATTGATAAAAGGTACAAGATGTTCTGCTACACCAATAGGTCCTACGCCAGGTCCTCCACCACCATGAGGAATACAAAATGTTTTATGTAAGTTAAGATGACATACATCTGCACCATACTCACATGGTTTTGCTAGACCTACTTGTGCATTCATGTTTGCACCATCAAGATATACCTGACCACCATTGTCATGTACAATTCTACAAATGTCTTTGATGGTTGGTTCAAACACACCATGAGTAGATGGGTATGTAATCATAATACATGATAGTTCAAATGTATTCATGATTGCTTTCTTCTCTAGATCTTTTAAATCTATGTTACCTTCATCATCACATTTTATAGGAACTATTTTCATACCTGCCATGATTGCTGATGCAGGGTTAGTTCCATGTGCTGATTCTGGAATCAAACATACATTTCTCTTGTGATCTTCTCTACTTTTGTGGTATGATTGTATTGCAAGCAAACCTGCATACTCACCTTGAGATCCTGCATTAGGTTGTAATGATATAGCAGAAAATCCTGTAATCTCACACAACCATTTTTTAAGATCATCCATTATCTTTTGATAACCAAGTGCTTGTCCAGAAGGAATGAATGGATGTAAGTTTGCAAACTCAGACCATGATACTGGCATCAGTTCTGCTGCTGCATTTAATTTCATTGTGCAACTACCAAGTGGTATCATACCATTTACTAGTGAGAAATCTTTTTGAACTAACTCATTGATATATCTCATCATATTAGTTTCACTATGATACTTATTAAACACCTCTTGTTGTAACCAAGGTTTTTTTCTAAGAGGAGTATGCTGCCACTTGTAGTCCTTCATTGCAGGTTCTACATGAGTGATAGTTTTTGGATCTGGTATGAAATTAATTTGTGTTTGTACAATGTCTGCTATTTCATCTAGTGTAGTACATTCATCAATAGATAGAATAATCCAACCATTCTCATACCTACAATTAAATCCTTCAACATGCTTATCACTTTTAAATCTAACAGTATCAAACCCTTCCCAATCGTCTACCTTTACACCACACCATTTCAATGCTAATAGCAGCGTTTGTCTATGCCATAGTATTTTACTTGATATTTTTCTCAGACCTTCCGAACCGTGGTAAGCAGCGTAAAAACCTGCCATATTTGCGAGGAGTGCTTGAGCAGTGCATATATTGGATGTTGCTTTGTCTCGTCTTATGTGTTGTTCCCTTGTCTGTAATGCTAGTCGTAATGCTTTATTACCTTGACTATCTACCGACTGCCCTACAATTCTACCAGGAATCTTCCTCTTATATTTTTCAGTGGTTGCAAAGAATGCTGCATGAGGTCCTCCATATCCCATAGGTATACCGAATCTCTGCATACTACCTACAGCAATATCAAATCCCATATCACCTACAGGTTCTATTAACACTTGTGCCATAGGATCTATAGCAACAATTTTTATACATTCATATACATCTGCAACTCTATTAATTGCTAGAGGTTCTCTTATCCTACCTTTGTTATTTGGTAGTTGCATTATATAAGCAAATGCATCTTCAAAATCTTTTAACTTGATAGTGTTTGATAGATCTATTGTTTGTATTTTTATACCTAGAGGTTCTGCTCTAGTTTCTAATACTTTTAAAGTTTGTGGAAATATTTCACTGTCTACTAAAAGTTTATCTTTATTTTTAGAACTATTATATGCCATTATCATTGCCTCTGCTGCTGCAGTTCCTTCATCTAATAAAGATGCATTAGATACTGGTAACCCTGTTAGTTCTGTAATCAGTGTTTGATAATTAAATAATGCTTCTAATCTTCCCTGAGATATCTCTGCCTGATATGGTGTGTAAGATGTATACCATGCAGGATTCTCGAATACATTTCTTTGTATAACTGGTGGTGTTATTGTACCATAGTATCCCTGACCTATCAGAGTTCTTTTAACTACATTTTTTGCTGCTATTTCTTTCAGTTCCTTTAGTGCTTGTTCTTCACTACATGGTTCTGGTAAGTCACCATCTCCACGAAGTAAAATAGAAGTCGGCACTACCTGCCTTACTAATTCTTCTAAGGATGATACACCTAGGTCTTCTAACATTCTGTTCTGTTCTTGTTCTGAAGGACCTATGTGTCTTGAAATAAATTCTGTCATACAATGTAGTTGTTGATTACTAGGTAGTCTATGTCCATTTTTTTAAATGCTTTGATTGCATCTTCTGGGGTTTCTACTATTGGTTCACCGTTATCATTAAATGATGTATTGAGAAGAACTGGAACTTCAAACTTACGAAGTAATGTACAAAGTTTGGGATTCAGTTCATCATTAACAGTTTGCATTCTACATGTACCATCTTCATGGATGATAGCAGGTAGATCTTCTTTTACATCATATGAGTATAGCATATATGGGGAATCATATCCACGACCTTCTAAAGTTACTCCTGCGAATGGTCGCCAATACTCACGATGTTTTACCCTACTATTAATTATATCTTTATTTTCTGCTTTGTGTGGAGACATTAATATAGATCTAGAACCTAATGCTCTAGGACCGTGTTCTGATCTACCTTGAAACCATCCTATTATTTTATTCTCATCTATTAACTTAGCAACTACCTCACATAACATATCAAAGTCTTCAAAATAATCTGCATCCTCTGGTACATAATCATCATATGACTTACCAAGTAATGCTAGATTAGTTGGTAGTTCAATAGTCTCTTGTGTTTTATATGCAGCATAAAGTGCAGCACCAAAATGTACACCTGAGTCATTTGGATATGGTGGTATATGTAAATTATTAAACATTGGTCTGAGCAAACTATTTGTACATACATTTAAGAAACAACCACCTGCAAGACAAGTATCCTCCTCTAGATAATCTTCTCTTAAGGCACTAACTAATTTTACCAGAGCATCTTCAAAATGTTGTTGTGTATAGTATGCTATATCATCTGCACTTTCTCCATCCAGTTTTTTAAATACATCATTATATTCATAGAAGTTGACCCAAGGTGGTTTGAATTCATATCTATCAACATTCCATCTTTTATCATTAGAAAATAAGTATGGCGGTTCTGCATCTGGCATTTTACCATAGGCAGATAGTCCCATTACTTTTCCCTCTGGACTGAATGTAGATACATCTATGTAATCTTTTTCATCGTAATGATATATTAATTCATTTTTATCATTGTAAGTATGACTCTTACTTTTTTTAAGATTATATGTTTGAACTGCCATCTCCATGTAGTAGTCACCAAATGAATTTTCTCCCTGTCCAGAAAATAAATTAAATGATCTAAACATTCTTTTCTTCTTATCAAAATATCCTATACTATTATTCTCAAATCCTTTAGTAGATGAGTCTGCAAAATCCCATCTAGGACTACCCATGCCATCTAAGGTAAACCAACTACCACTATTAAATGGTGATGTAAAAACAGTTGATGCTGCATGACATAGATGATGACCTATGTACCATATCTCAGCATTGGGAAATCTAGATTTTAAAAATGTTGCTATGTCTCCAGATGCAGTAAATGTATTACATAAATGAACTGCTGTTGGAGAGTATGCTATGATATCAATATCTTCTGGGGTTAGATCTTCTAAACAATATTTTATAGACAGTTCTGGATAATTACCTTCTTGTTTATTTCTTGTCAGTCTTGATTCATCTATACTTCTGATGTGTTTTCCATCTACAAATAATGTAGCACCAGAGTCATGTACTCTAGACATATCATCTGCATGATTTCCATTCCAACCAATAGCACTATGCAGACCTAGTATTTTCATAATTAAAAACTAAAAGTTCTTTACGACCTTGTTGTTCTTTCATATATTCACCAACAGATCTCATAGTATATGTATGGTCAAATTCAGCAGAATACCAGTTGTTAAATCTATCTTTAATTAGTTGACTACTATTGTATGATATTAATTGTGTTGCTGTATACTTGTCACACATGGTAGCAAAATAATCATGACTGAATCTTTTATGTAGATCTCCTTTCTTACCACCATATAAGTTATCTTTGATCTCATAAGGAGGATCT